CACCTGAGCGCGAGCAACCAAGGCTTGGGGCTCATCCGGTTCGTCACGAGCCCGCGTGTGTCCCGCGCCAAGTCGCCTACCGTGCGGATCAAGCCGGGCGGCGCATCGGTCAAGATGGACCGGGCCTTCCTCATCCCGACGCCCAAGGCACCTGGCAGCTTTGCGCTTGCTGTGCGCGCCCCCGGTGGCCTGGCCAAGTCGCGTGCTGCCCGCCGCATCCCCAACAGCGACGTGTACATCCTGAGCGGCCCGAGCCCGAACCAACTGCTGGCCAACATCGCACCCACCTTGCTCCCGGTCATCCAGACCCGGTTGCAGCAGGAGTATGCGCGCCAGTTCGAGAGGCTCAACCGTGGCTGACCCCAAACGCCTGGTGGTGCTCAAGGCCATCACCAGCCACCTTCTGAGCGACCTCACCATCGCCAACGGCTACCAGCATGACCTGGCGGGCGTGTGGCGCGGTCGCAATGTCATCAGCGACAACTCACCGCTGCCGTGTGTGGCCCTGCTGGAAGCGCTCAATCCTGACACAGACTCGCGCCCGAGCGAAGGCAACCGCGCGATCAAAGTCAACGTGTGGCACTTGCTCGTGCAGGGCTGGGTCGCGGACGATGAAGAAAATCCCACGGACCCGGCCTACCTGCTGGCAGCGGACGTGCAGAAGTCGCTGGCCAAGCTCGTGCCCACGTTGATAGGTGGGCTTGCTGCTGACTTGTCGTTCGAGGCCCCTGTGTGTCGTCCACCCGACGATGTATCATCCCGTGCGTACTTTTGGCTTCGTCTCACGATGAAGATCAAGGACGATTCTGCAGATCCATACCGGCTCACCTGAGCCACATTGAAGGAGCGCCGCTATGGCCTTTACCCACCTGACCGCAAACAACGTCGTGCTGCCGCGCGGCAAAGTCTACTTCGCCCCGTTCGACACCGGCACGACCACGCCGGCTCCCTACGAGAAGTACCTGGGCAATACCCCGACCGCGAGCCTGACGGGTTCGAGCACCAAACTCGACCACTTCAGTGCAGACGGCCCGGTCCGTATCAAGGACAAGTCGATCGTCACGGAAGTGAACTACGCCGGTGCGCTGGAAATCGACAACATCAGTGCCGACAACCTGGCTGCCTTCTTTTTGGGCACTGCCGCGACGATCACCGATGCTGGCGAGACCGTCACCGACGAAACGCACACCGCCGTGCCGGCCGATGCCGTCGTGCAGCTCGGCATCAGTGCCACCCGCCCGAGCGGTGCGCGCAAGCTCACCAGCGTGACCGTCAGCGACGGCGCCACGCTCAAGACCGCCGGCACGCACTACACGCTCGATGCTGACACCGGTCGCGTGCATGCCCTGGTGGCCTTCGCCAGCATGGTGGTCGACTACACGATCGCATCCAGCACCCGCGAGCGCGTCATCAGCGCCGGCACTCAGGTCAAGGGCGCGCTGCGTGTGATCGCCGACAACAGCGAAGGCACCAACCGCGACTACTA